CTAAGAGCGACTGACAATATCGTTTTCCGTGCAGGATCATCTGAAACAATGCGCATTGCCAGCTCAGGTTTTGTTGGCGTCGGAACGGCGTCACCGACTGATCACAACGGCTTTACTCGCATAGTTGACATCAACGGCAGCGGCGGTGGTGCTGTTTATTGCCGGACAAACAGTAGTTCTACTAACGTTGGTATATTTGGTCAATCTGGCTCAGATGTCTTTGTAATTAACAAAGCGGCTGGTAATATCAGGTTTAACGTATCTGACGCTGAAAAGATGCGGATCAACAGCTCTGGGCTTGTTGGCATTGGAGAAAGTTCTCCGGCGCAAATGCTTGTCATTAGAAAAGACAGCGCTTCGACTTCAGCTGGGCAGTATCCATGTCTTGATTTTAGAAACGACAACGCTTCTGGATTTAATCAAATCCGATTTATGGAAGGCAGCACAGAAAATGCTTCCATAGTCTCATCTAACGCTAATAATGATTTGCGCTTTAGAACTAATGGCGCAAATGAACAGATGCGAATCGACGGCACGGGGCGGCTGCTGGTGAAGAAAACTGGATCACCAACTGCCGGTGAAGGCTCCGAAGCTTTTATTTTTGTTCAAGGCAATACCACCAACTCTACTGGCCCAGCTGTTTTGGCCTTGGCGCGTGGTCAATCCGCTACAGAAATGAGTAGTGGCGCGAGCTTGGGTATTGTTACTTTTACAGATGACGCTGGTAATGACTTTGCACAGATTAAAGGTGCTAGTGATAGTGGCTCTGGTACTGATGATCATCCAGGTAGGCTCACATTTCTGACGACTCCTAACAATTCAAGCAGCCCGACCGAGCGGATGCGCATCGACAACGTGGGACGGGTGTTAGCCGGATTAACTGCTACCTGGGATGCAAGTGTTGGTCACCAATTTAGATCCGCAAGCAGTAGTGGTTGGGCGTTAAACGTAAACTCAACCAATACTGGATCATCAAACCATTTCCTGATTACTACAGGTAGAAGTACGCCTGGTGACAATCTGATTAGAGCTGAAGTTAATCACGGCGCTCTTGGCGGTGCTGGAACAACACTTCGATTTAGGGTTGATGGCGGAGGTAATGTTTACGCTTCAAATACAACATTACAGTCTACCTCTGATGAAAGGCTAAAAGAAAACATCAGAAATTCAGAAGACGGACTTGCAGTTATTAACCAATTGAGACCTGTTCGTTTTGACTGGAAACAGGATCAGACATTTAATCAGGGAACAAATCAACTTGGCTTTATTGCGCAAGAAGTTGAAGCAGTATTCCCTGAAGCGGTTGGCGTTGCCCCACTGCCATCTGATTTTACTGGCGATGACCCTGAATACAAAACAGTTGGACCGGGAGCATTCATTCCCGTTCTTGTCAAAGCTTTACAAGAGGCAAGTGCCAAAATTGAAGCCCTTGAAACTAAAGTTGCAGCCCTAGAAGCTGCAGAATAATTCACCCTATTTTTTATTTATTAGTTATGTCTACTACTTTTACTTGGTCCGTTTCTACCCTCGATCGCACCGTTGCAGACGGCATTGTGAATTCTGTTCATTATACCGTGTCTGCTGCTGATGACACTTATTCTAGCGGTGCATACGGTTCTGTCGGTCTTGAGGCACCCGCCGAAGGCGACACCGTTATCCCTTATGCCGACCTTACTGAGGCTGGTGTAATCGCATGGGTAAAGGCTGCACTTGGTGGTGACGAAAAGGTCACTGAAATTCAAGCTGCACTGCAAGCACAACTTGACGAGCAACGTACACCTACCAAAGCCAGCGGCAAACCCTGGTCCTGATAACCTTACCCCCTTATTACAATGATCGCTCTTATCCGTCCCGTATTGATGTCGTTCCTTGCTAGCGACAAAGTAAAGCGCCTTATTGTTGACTTGCTTCGCAAACTTGTAGAGATGTCTGACAACACCGTTGATGACGCTGCTGTTGACGTTTTGGAACGTGGTTTGTTTGGTGATAAATAATGGACTTAGGTGAGCCGCCGGTACTACCCTCTCTGCGGCTCCCTGAGCCCCTTCTTCTACCCCGTCCGGTACTAGATGTCCCACGAGCGGATTTGCCTTCATACAAGCCGCTTGTGGTGCCTCCTAGCGACCTTCGGCCACCTCCGGGAGTCAAAGGAACAACACAATCCGACAAAGAAAAAGCTAAACCTAAACCACCTCCGGTAAAACTACCGGATCCTCCTAGTGATACACGAGAGGTAGACATTCCGTTTACGGATGTAACTATGCCTCTCCCATCAAACGAGATACTTGTCACGGCTGGTACTACAGCCACCGTGTCTGTTGCAGCCACCCTTACGGCAACCGCAGTCTTTAAATGGACTGTAAATGCAATGAAGCCCATCCTTAAACAAGCATGGACGAAACTAACCAAAACCAGGATAGAAAAGGATTCCTAGACAAAGTCAAGGAAAATACAGAGGATGAATTACAAATTCTTGGTACATTTGTCCGTTTAGGTGTAGTTATTTGGAGTGGTTTTATAATTACTCTTAACTATGTTGACCTGCCTATGATTAAAAAAGGTCAAAGCGGTGGTGACATAACATTTGTTGCCTCTGTATTTACTGGAGCCTTAGCCACCTTTGGGTTGACTACATCTAACAGTAAAGCAAATTCTAAATTACCTGAATCTAAAAAAAAGGAAGAATGAAGAAGCTACTTCTGTTGCTGCTGTTGGCTGCGCCTGCATCAGCTCAAACTGTTACCCCGCAGTTTACCCAGGGGTCAATGCAATCGACTACAACCACCACGATTGACATTGAACGTACTATCGAGACTGAAGTCTATGGTGGTGATTATTCATCATGGAGTGGTTCAAACGTAACACCCAGCTCAGATATTGCTGGCGACAGTACAACATTTTCCGTAACTACGGCTGGAGATCCTTTCTCTCTAGAGATTACAACACGAGACGCAGGCGTTGTAGAAACAATCGACATCACAGAAACAATCGAATCCACTTCTACCACTACCTCGCTCTCTATCTTCTCGCAGTAACACCTGCTTACGCAGAAGATCCTAAAGTACAGAATACTTCTAACCCTGTCGCAGCTGCAACTGGTAATGTTACCAACCAAGCTGTACAATTCCAGAACAATGGTGCACCAAGTAGACAGATATTTGGTCCTAATAGTTCGTGTAATGGGTCTACTATGACGTTTAGTCCATTTTATATGGGCAACGATACTATACCGTACGAATCTGACGGATACGTCCGTTCTAATAATTACGGTATGCAGATGTCTTTTATGATACCACTAGACGGTGGTATGATAGAACTATGCAAACAAATAGCTAACCGACACGAACAAAAGATGCGCCTTGAGTATGAACTAGCAAGGGCATTGAAGTGCACAGAAATTATGAAAGCTGGTTTTACTTTTCGTCCTGGTAGCAGGGTAGAAGTGTTGTGCCACGACATTATCCCTATCGTATCTATCAATGGAAGCTCTAGTAAGTCTGACAGTAGCGATAATAGCGGGGGGAGCAGCACTGAACAACAGACTGCACAACCGAATCAATAGTGTTCACGAACGTATTAGTGCTCTTGACCGCCGACTAGATGGTGTTGAACTTACTGTAGCTTCTGATTATGTCAAGAAAGCTGAGTTAGCTGAACTACTTTCTCGGATGGAAGATCATATGGTACGTATTGAACAAAAACTAGACCAAATCGTAATGCGAAATGTCTAAGAAAAAAGCTACAGAAGACCAGTTTAACGAGCTGCATAATCTAGTTACTAAGGAGTTCCTTGCCCGTATTAAATCAGGTGAGGCTTCTACAGCTGATCTTAAAGCAGCTTGCGACTGGCTCAAGACAAATGACATCAGTGGTGTTGCTATGGACGGCAATCCACTGTCTAAACTGGCAGCGGTTATGCCCCAGGTAGACCCTGAGCTTGTACAACGGAGGTTACATGGCTCGAACGTCTAAACATAGCGGTGCAAAATACGCTAACGGTAACTACAAATCGTACCAAAAGAAGTACGATTCATCTAAACTACAGATCAAAAAACGGTCTGCACTAAACAAAGAAAATCGGAGACGCGGAACCTATGGTAATGGCGACGGTAAAGATGTATCACACAAAAAGAATGGTAAAACATTCCTTGAAAAAGCATCTAAAAACCGAGCACGTAAAGGCCGAGCATGACCCCGTTTCTTCCAACTCCTGACGACTATCTTTTTAACTTAATAGCTATGACCTCTCCAGAAGCCAAGCGCCTGTGGAGGCGCTCTATTAAGGAACATTTTGACCATACATGTATTTATTGCGGAAAAACTTATGACCTTAG